CGAACGGACATCGTAGAAGGACTCGCGGCCGATCTTCTGTACCGGCTCAACGCCCCATTTATCAAAGGCCTGAACCGAAATACCGAGGCTTTCGGCCATGCGTTTTTTGTTCAGCCAGAACGGCTGACGGGTGATCGTGGGATTCGTCATGGACTAAACAACAACCAACCTCCGAATTTGGGTCATACATAGCGAAAAGGCGGGGCCCGAATTACCCCCTACCCCCGGTACCCTCGGGAGGACCCGTCGAAAATGGTCAAAAATCGACCAAAATCGACAGAATCGACCCCCCCTCGCCCTACCCCCTAACCCCTGCAAGCCACGGAATACGTGGCCTCCAGCGTATCGGCCTGGAAACGGTCAGGCTCGAGCGGTCAGGACGGCATCGCGCAAGGCGCGGTCGAGCACAGTCGGGCCGTGGGCCTTGGCGATGTTCGAGGCGATCTTGAAGAACGGGAAGATCACGCGGTACGAAGGCGCGCTGTCGGTGAACAGGAAGACGGGCTTGGCCGCTTCACCGAATGCGGTGTCTTTGCGTTCCCAGATGCCCTGCTCATCGTTGACCGTGCCGGTGAAGTAGCGCCTGGCATTGCCCTTACGCTGGCTGCGTTTGCTGCCGGTCGCATTTGCCTGGAAGCCGCTTGCCGACTCAGCCGCACCCAGACCCGACAGGATGCGAGTCATGGTGCCGCGCGAAACGTTGCCGTACTGGTTGAGCAGGTCGTTGACCGGTACCGCGTACTGCCCGGACTTCATCAGCCCCTTGGCGATCAGCGACTTCTCGAACCGCTTGTGGGGCCGCTGTCCGCCCTGGACGGCCTGCTGCAGGTAGGCATCGGCAGGAATGCCCGAGGTCCAAGCATCCTTGAAATAGACTCTGGCCGGGCGGTTCTTGGTGGCTGCCTGAACGAACAAGCTGCGCATCGTGGTCGGCGTAGGCCGGTCGATGCGCTGCTTCATCACCTCCAGCATGCCGGCCTTGATCTGCTGGGCCAGCCGGGTCTGAGCAAGGATCTGTGCGAACGGGATCTGCCGCTTCTGGATGTCTGAGAGTTCGCGGGCCAGTGGCACGCGGTCGATGTCCAGCTTGAAGTCGATCATGGCTGGCTCCTGGACAAGTCAGACGTTAAGAATGGTTGAACTGATCATTGCAGTCCTCGCTGTAGGAAGAGGTAGCCAGAGAGGTGATCGATTCGTAGGAACTCATATGACCCTGCAGCGCAAACGCGACAAAGGCGACAACAACAGCCAGAAGCGGCCGGGCAATCATTGCGAATCAACCTTGCGGCTGGCCCATTGACGACCCAACTGACGCACCTGCTCAACGCCAAGCACGCCGACAAAGCCAGCGACTGCATAGGCGTAGCCGCCGGTCATGCCGAACTTTTCAGCGCCGATGCCGACCATGAAGACCAGTACACCACCTAACGCAGCCTCAAGCAGGCGGCGGTCCCAGCGGGGTTCTTTGTCGTCGTAGAGGATTCGCAGGTAACTGAGGATGGTGGCCAAAGCGGCGGGCATGCCGTGGTCACGCACGGCGGCCGCAAGCATGACCCAGAAGGTCGGATCCTTTTCGGGGGGCATGGTCTGCATCTCGATTCCTCCCGAATCGGGAGTGCAAAGTAAAACGCCCTGGCAAGTGCCGAGGCGCAGAAACGAAAAACCCCGGCTCATTGGCCGGGGTTCGTCAGTGTCACATTGCGTTGCAAGCTGGACACGCTGCTATAGAAACAGGTCTTTATCCGCGCGGAAAGAACTTTTTAAGCTGCCTCTCTCACTTGCTCCAGTGCGCAGTCAATCCAGGCGACTCCGGCCTTGATCAGTTCTCGCGCCTTGGCTTCGCTTATTTTGCTTTCTCGGGCCACACGGAGAGCAGGCCATTTTGCCCCGAAGTAGAGCCAAAGGAAGTCGCCCATTTGCTGATCGCGTTTGGTCAGGCGGGCAAGAGCGCCGTCTACTGCCAATGCCAGATCATCGGTAATGACGTACTGTTTCAGTCCGCCCTCCGATGGAACGTGATCACGCATCAACGCGAACAGCGGAGAGACATAACGCGGTACCCCCATCCCATCCATGCGCCACCACCCCCATTGTTCAAGCATGTACTCGGTATCACCCAGGGGCTTGTCCGTGTAGGTTCGTTTTTTCATGTGCCGCTCAATCCCCAGTGAAGTTGGATCCGCCCGCGCCGCGTCGGTTGGAACCTTGGTAATGCTGCTCCGGCCCTTGCATCACGCTAGGCCTTTTCATCTGTTCTATTTCTTGCTCTGCCGCTTGCAACTTGAAGCTGAGCTGGGTCACCAGGTGCTCCAGTGAAAGCACCAACTTGGAACCTTCAACAACCCAACCTGACCCATTGCAATCCGTGCATGCCAGCTCAAAAAACACGCCTTCTACCACTGCCCTGCCCTTGCATGTCGGGCACTTGATTAGGTCCAAGCAGGGCTGCTCAAAGCCACGGTTGGGGCTCTTTTTCACGTTGTGCATTCTCCCCTGTAATAAATTCGTCGATGGGGCTGCGCGCCTTGCGTGGCTTGGCTTGCGGCCCGTTGTGAGAAATTGCGGATTGCATGTCTGTCAACTTGTGAATGGCTGCGAAACCGATCCCGTCAAGCCATTCGTGCCACTGCTCCAAGGCGTCCCGACGCAGGCCATTTGCCTTGGTCTTGATGTATGTATCAGCAACCTTTCCCAGCGAGTGGTTCAGCAGCATTTCGCCAATGAAGCCGTCGACACCCATGTCGAGCCATGCCGTGCGGGCGACCTTGCGCAAATCGTGACTTGACCAGGCCCGACTGGCCAGGCGGCGGAAAATTGCCGAAGCCTGGCTTTCGCTCAGCGGCTGCCCCTTACGACCAGGGAACAGGTACTGCCCGCTGTACCCGGCTGTGATTTGCGCGGCCCGGTACCGCCGTAGAAGCGCCGACACGCGGGAAGTCAGCGGCAGGCGGTGTTCGGACCGCGTTTTGGTGCGCACCGCGGGAATGACCCACTCCGCATGGCTCAGCGAGAAGTCTGCCCATTGCGCCTGGCGAGACTCGCCTAGGCGAGTACCGTGGCAGATCATCAGCAGCACCAGCATGGCCTCGGCAGGCTTCTGCTCGAATAGCGCAGCCAACGCGGGTACTACCTCATGCAGATGGTCTGCGCGCAGCCGGCCATCCTTCGGCAAGATCTTGGTCTTGATGAAGTGGGTGAATCTCATCTCAGCCATTGGGTTCGCGGCAATCAGCCCCAGCTCACGCGCTTTACCGACAGCTAGACTCAGCACGCGAAACATCTGCCGAACGTAGGCCGTCGAGAAACTTGCCTGGGCTGGCCACATCAGCAGTTTGTCGAGCGTAGCCGCAGTTAGAGCAGAGATCGGCAGTTCATCCAAGCGTGGCAATAGCTGCTTGCTGATCACGGTTCTGACCGTGTTCTTCCAAGAGTCGGATAGCGAAGCGTCATTGCCTACTCGATCACTGAACCATCGCAGCAGATCGCCTACGGTCACCAGGCCTTCCAGAGCTACAGCATCGTCAGGCCGGCCCAGCAAACGCTGTCGCAAGGCAGGAAGCTCTGCAAAGATCGCCGCTGCGCCGTATTCGGGAAAGCGGGCAAGCCGGTTCCACTTGCCGCGCACGACGAGAAACCAGGTGCCGGCCTTTCGGCTTTGATCAAAGCGGAACCGCAAACCTGGGTGGCGTGGATCCCGTAGATCTCGCACACCGCCCACAGTCGATTGTCGCCGGATCTCGGCATCGGACACCTTTACAACTGCTGTCGCACTCATGCTGAAAACCGATCGCCATGGAATCGCGTGGTCCTGTACCTAACGACACTCATTGGCGCTTTTCCCTGTTGCCGTACCGTGAGGCCATGCTGGTGACCTTGGCCGACCGCTCGACTGGGACCGGTTGCCAGTTGGCTGACAGGTTTTCAAAGCGGTTGTACTGGCCAAGGAAGGCTGCGCGGACGGTACCTGTCTCCACATCGCGGCCCTTTCCGACGATGATTTCGGCAATACCCTTGTATTCGGTGTTCTCGTTGTAAACCTCGTCCCGGTACACAAACAGGATCACGTCGGCGTCTTGCTCGATAGCGCCAGACTCACGCAGGTCAGATGGCACCGGGCGCTTGTTGGGGCGCTCCTCGCACTTGCGGGACAGCTGGCTCAGCAGCACGACGGGGATGCCCAGCTCGCGCGCCAGTAACTTGCAGCCGCGGCTAATGCTGCTCACTTCCTCGGTGCGGTTCCCGCCATCGCCTTCCATCAGCTGCAGGTAGTCGACCACCAGCAGGTCCAAGCCATAGCGCAGCTTGTGGCGACGGGCCATGGAGCGGATGCGGCCCACAGTGGCGCCAGCTCGATCGGCGATGAACAGGTTCGCTTGCTGGATCTTGTGAGCAGCCACGCCCATTTCAGTCCCGTGAGACTGGCACGCGGCGCCGTTCTTGATCAGGTTGAGCGGGATACGCCCCTCGGACGCCATCGCCCGGTCCAGCAGCTGTCCCTTGCTCATTTCGAGGCTGACCACAAGGGTCGACTTACGCTGGCGCACAGCAGCGTCAATGGCGAACCCCATGGCCAGGGTGGTTTTCCCCATGGCAGGCCGCCCTGCGACGATGATCAATTGCTCAGGCTGCAGTCCGCCCAGCTTCTCGTCCAAGTCCGCCAGGCCGGTGGACAAGCCGATCAAGGTCTCGCCGCGCGCATGCCGGTCATGGCGCTCTTGCCACACCTCGACCTGTTCAGCCATCAGGTCGCCAGCCTTAACCACTTCATCCTGATCCGCGCCGGTATCGATCGCCATAGCTGCCGCTTGGACAGCTGCAATCTTGGCTTGGATGTCACCGCCGCCTTGGGCGATATCAAGCGTTTGAGCGCTCAGGTCATACAGGGCACGCTCAATGGCGCGCTCTCGAACGATCCGCGCGTAGGCGCCGGCATTGGCAACACTGGGCGTGTTGGCGATCAGCGAGCCGCAATGACCCAGTGCCAGGTCACCCGTGTGCAGCATTCCGACGTGATCAGCCACAGTCAGCAGGTCCACAGGTTTTCCAGCAGCGCGGAGTTCCAGAATGCCCCGATACACCTCGGCGTTTTCCACGAAGTAAAACGACTCAGGGGTCAGGTCATCGGACAGCGTATCAATCAGCTCTGGACGCTGTAGCATGGCCCCCAACAGTCCATGTTCGGCGTCTGCGTTGTAGGGTTCACGCATGGTAGTTGCCCTCCACCACTTTCACGAAGTTGGTAGGAGCGATCAGCCAGTCAAATGTGCAACGGAACTGCTTTTCGCGACCTTCGATGCGGCCCATGAGGAAGTCACTCGACTCGACCATGCCGAACAGGTCTCGCCAGAACTCCAAGTCTTGGTGCACAGGGCTATCGGCCCATCGTGCGGCAAGCTTGCTGCGCCGATCCTTGTTGATCAGCACCACGCTTGGCAGTGTCGGCAGCAGCTCGTTGAACAAACCGATGATCTTTTCGACCGGCACCTTGGCGCTGTCGCCGATGCCCTTTTCTTCTTCTGACGGTTCCTTGATGGTTCCTTTACGGTTCTGGGGGCAGGAGCTGCCGGGGTGGTCGGCACCTGCTGCCGGGGTGGGGGGCATTTCCTGCTGGGGTGGGGCGGCATCTGCTGCCGGGGGGCAGGAGCTGCCGGGGTCATAGCTGGAAGGGCTGACGGTGTACCAGGTCGAGCGGCCCGAACGCTGGTGTGCGGTCAGGATTTTGGCCTGCTCAAGCCAGCGCAAAGCTGTGCGGACAGCGCGTTCCGACAGGCAGGTGCGCTGAGCGATGCGCGATACCGAAGGCCAGCACACGCCGTCGTCGTTCGCGTTGTCAGCAAGCGAGATCAGCACGGCCTTCTGTGCGGGGCTCATGCTCTGGAGTGGCCAGCAAGCTGTCATGATGATCGTACTCATGGAAAAAACCACATCGGGAGCGTCCAGGCAGTGGTGTTGCCTGCGATAAGTGATAAGTGCATAATTGGTCTCGTTATGTTGTTGAAGAAACCGCCCTGCCAGGCGGTTTTTTTGTGCTTGAAATTCAAGCGTTATGGGTGTCTGGCGCATCCGTGGTAGCTTTTCGCTTCCACACTAAAGGTCCAAGGAGACCGGACATGAGCGAACTCACTAAATTGCACAAAGCGGCTGACAATGCCGCGCTTGAAGTCGTGGTTGAATTGATACGTGCAGGCGCGCTTACCACGCTGACTACAGAAGGCAAGCAAGCCAGCAAGATCATTGAGGTTCACAAACAGCTATCGTCATACTTCGGTAGCCTTACTACGCCCTCTCTTCCCCCCACAGCCGATATCATCTGAGAATTTTTTAGAAAGCTCACGGAAGGCGGCACTGACTGCACAAGCGCTTGCAATGGCTACCGCTGATAGGTCACCGGTTGATGTTTCAGGTAAACGCCTGACCAAAATCTCACTGAGCGTCTTGATTTCTTCCTGCTGAATTTGGGATTTCTGCACGTGTTTTCTCCAGAGTGATGGCGTTTTGAAAAGCCGCCTTTTCAGGCGGTTTTTTGTGTCTGCGGTTTAGGCACTGGATGGATAATCAGTCATATTGGGAATCTGTCAGCGCCTGCCTTGATGGGTCAGAATTCATCAAGCTAGTGAGGCAGGCTCGTCTGCCGGGTATAGGTCGGGTCTCAACTGATGCCGCGTGACCTGCCCTTGCACAGCCCGCTCAAGTGGAATGACCAAGTCCGCTGGCACTCGGAGATTCCGGTGAACGCACTGCCATATCCGCGGCTGACTCGTCTGGCATCGCCGCGCTAGCTCTGCTTGGCCTCCCGCCAAGCGGACCACCGCATCGATAGGTCTCTCTTTCTCTGGCATGTCTGCGTGCCTCAATGGATCGTGCCAGAATGATAACTCAAGTTATAGAAGACGCAAACACATGTTATTTGAAGGGTAATAACGCGTGTTTTACCCTTGCGCCTATGAATACACATACCCTTGCACTGAAAGACCGGCTCCATTCGAAGCGGCAAGCCCTAGGT